AATATACTGGTTATTCGTTCTTTACAACTGTAACGGGGATCACTCATTTGAATCCAGTTACAACTTCAACTACTACTGGAGTTCCTCCAACAACTACAACAACAACTACTAATCCTTGTGTTACACCAACCCCTATTACAACTACAACAACAACAGCACCTGTTGTTATTGATTGTTATGCAGGTACAGTGGTTGGTATGATTTACTATTACACTGGTACATCATTTACACAATATGATGATTTAGTTGTTTGTACTTTAAGAAGTAGAGGATTATCAACTTATTCAGACGAAATTAATCCTATTTTCGAAGTAACTGGTACATCACAAGTAACTTATGATATGACTGGAACATACAATGGTGTTTTGAAAAACCCATTCTTACCATTTGAAATTCAAGCTATCAATAACGATGGAACTGTATTTAACTTTGAAGTTTCATTAAGTGTGTCAGACGCTAACAACATCAGTAAAGTATTTGGTAGAGGAAACTTTGACAAACCAAGAACTACAGTTCCTCTAATGGTAGAAGAACTATATAGTACATTATTAACTTATGGATGGAATAAAGGTTTTATCAGAGGTTTAAGTCCTGTGGTTGTATCCGCTCAAGGAGCTCAAGGTAATGACCCTCAAACTATTGGATGGTACATGGAAAGATTCCAATCTCCAAGTACACCATGGATTGTTTCCGAATTAAGAGGTTCTAAAGTTTATAACCTATTTAAATTCTTTACAATTTCTGATGGAAATTCAGCAAACACCGAAGTTAAAATTTCAATTTCAGACTTATCATTTAATAATGAAACATTTACTGTATTAGTAAGAGATTATTTTGATACCGACGCTAACCCAGTTGTATTAGAAAAATTCACTAATTGTTCGATGAATCCATCTGAAAATAATTTTATCGCTAAAAAAATTGGTACTTTAGATGGTGAATATGAGTTGAAATCAAAATATGTTTTAATTGAAATGAACCCAGATGCACCGGTAGACGCGATTCCTTGTGGATTTGAAGGTTATACATTTAGAGAATATCCAGCTGGTAACTCACCTTACCCAGTGTATAAAACTAAATACTTCCTTCCAGGTGAACAAGTTTACAACCCACCTTTTGGAACAACAACTGGACAAGACGACGCATTTGTAAGTGCTGGAGATAATGTAAGAAAAACATATCTAGGTCTAGGTTCTTACTGGGGTTATGACTCTGACTTCTTCCAATATAAAGGAAAAGTTAAACCATTTGATTTATGTAATGGAGATGGTACTGATTGGAACTTTAAAACAAAAGGTTTCCACATGGATCAATTCGCAAGTGGTATTACTATTTCATCAGGTTTTGCATCAAGTGGTACACCAGCTTATGAAGTTGGTTCCGCACCATTCTCTTCTGAACCAGAAAATACTGATGATCCATATTACAGACTAATCGCTAGAAAATTCACAGTGTTTGTATATGGTGGATTTGATGGTTGGGACATCTATAGAGAATATAGAACAAACGCTGATAAATTTGCACTTGGTAGAAGTGGTTTCTTGAACGGGGCTTGTCCATCATTAAGATTCCCTAAAGGTAAGGGTAATGGATTATTTAAACAAATATCAATTGGGGACGGAACTATTGAATACGGAAATACTGACTATTACGCATACTTGTTGGGTCAAAGAACATTTGCCAACCCAGAAGCAGTTAACATTAACGTATTTGTAACACCTGGTATTGATATTCAAAATAACTCTGACCTTGTAGAACAAGCAATTAGTATGGTTGAGGAAGAAAGAGCGGATTCACTATATATCGCAACACTTCCAGATTACAATATGTTTGTGGCAACTACAACTGAAGGAGATAATATGATTTACCCTCAAGAAGCTGTTGATATTTTAGAAGAAACTGGAATTGATTCTAACTATACGGCAACTTATTATCCATGGGTATTAACTAGAGATAATGTAAACAATACACAATTGTACATTCCTGCAACTGCTGAAGTTACAAGAAACCTAGCATTAACCGACAACATCGCGTTCCCTTGGTTCGCAGCGGCTGGTTATACTCGTGGTATTGTTAACTCAATTAAAGCTCGTAAGAAGTTGACACAACAAGATAGAGATGTTCTATATCTTGGTAGAGTTAACCCAATCGCAACGTTTGCAGATGTAGGTACGGTAATTTGGGGTAATAAAACTCTTCAAGTTAGAGAATCTGCACTTGATAGAATCAACGTTAGACGATTACTTCTTCAGGCAAGAAAACTAATTTCCGCAGTATCAGTAAGATTGTTGTTTGATCAAAATGATCAACAAGTAAGACAAGACTTCTTAAATGCTGTAAACCCGATATTAGATGCAATTAGAAGAGACAGAGGTCTTTATGACTTTAGAGTAACAGTATCTAATGACACAGAAGATTTAGATAAAAATCAATTAGTAGGTAAAATTTATATTAAACCTACAAGATCACTCGAGTTTATTGATATTACTTTCTTTATCACACCAACTGGAGCGTCTTTTGAAAATATCTAATAAGATAAAAAAACAAGAAGAAAGGGGTCAAAGAAATTTGACCTCTTTTTTTTTATTAATGAAGTATTTATTAATATGAATTACAAAAAATTAGTAAGAGAAATATTATCTGAAATTGAAGTTGGTTCATTTATACCAACCGTTTATCCCAGTTTAGATTGGGATGATAATATCATGAGAATGCCAACAAAAATTTATCTATTGGATAAAGAAGGTAGAGATGTTGGTATGTCGACTGAAGATTTTGCAGAATACCGTGGTATGATTGGAAAAGAGCAATTCGAATATGAAGGTCACACTATTGTTGGTTATTCACCGGATGCTTTGGTTGATTTTAGAACTACAGGTGACCGAAAATTTTTAGAAGATATAGAAACAGCACCACTTGTACGAGTAGGATGGGAAAAATTAAGAGACGCAATTAATAATGGGGTTATATTTGCAATAATCACCGCAAGAGGTCACCACCCTAACACACTCAAAAAGGCTGTTTTAAAATTAATCAGTATGGAAAGAGGGGGTATTGACAAAAACCAAATGTTAAACTCACTTCGTAAATTTAGAGAAACCATGAAATTAAAACCCATGAGTGATTCTGAATTAGTAAGAGATTATTTAAATAGATGTGTTTTTGTTCCGGTTAGTTTTGAGTCGGATGAAGCAGCTTCACCAGAAGAATTAAAGTTTCAGGCTAATAAAAACTTCCACGACTACGTTAGTGCACTTTCTTACAGATTACAAAAGAAAGCATATTTTGATGATCAAATTGGTGATAAGGGCCCAATAGAAAGTGGATTTTTATTTGTAGAACCAGAAGTACACTTTTTAGATGATGATGAAAAAAATGCAATTGCATCGAGCGATAGAGCAAAAGAAACAGGATTAAAATCTTTAAGAACTTTTTTAACTAAATCAGGTGAAGAAGAAGAAATAAAAGAGAATAAATTAGCAGAGAATATTATTGCTAGAATTAAAAGAAGAATATTTTAAAAAAAACCAAAGTAAATAGAAAAATTTTTTGACTTGATATATTTATCATAATAAAAGAATAAACATAAAACAAAAAAAAATAAAAAATTATGGCTGATTTATTAATGAAAATGCCAGTTCCGTATGAACCTAAAAGACAGAACAGGTTTATTTTACGTTTTCCTTCAAGTTTAGGTATCAACGAGTGGTTTGTGGAAAGTGCATCAAGACCCACAATCAAAATCAACTCAACTGAAATTCAATTTCTAAATACTTCAACTTATGTTGCGGGTAGATTCGTATGGAATTCGATTAATGTTAAGTTTAGAGACCCAATTGGACCATCAGCGTCTCAAGCAATTATGGAGTGGGTACGTCTATGTGCAGAATCTGTAACAGGTCGTATGGGTTATGCCGCAGGTTACAAAAAGAATGTGGACCTTGAAATGTTAGACCCAACCGGAGTTGTTGTTGAGAAATGGATTTTAGAAGGAGCTTTCTTAACTGACGCTAACTTTGGTTCGTTATCTTATTCACAAGATGCAATTGCCGACATTTCAGCGACTTTGCAAATGGACCGTTGTATTTTGGTTTACTAGAAATACTTCAAAATATTTTTTTCAAAATCCCTTTACTTCGGTATTAGGGATTTTTTTTGTTGTCCACAATTGTTTACTAAAAATAATGTGAAATTATATTTAAGGTAAAACAAATCTATATATGGACAATAACGTAAACGACTACGGTCAAATGAATTTTAATCTTCCCCACGATGTTGTGTCATTACCATCGGGTGGTATTTTTTATCCGTCAAAAAAGAAAAATGTAAAAATTGGTTATTTAACTGCGGCCGATGAAAACATTCTTGTAAACATGGATTCAAGAAAAACAATTAAAGAAAGTATTATTCTACCTTTATTAAGAAGTAAGTTATATGAACCAGATTTAAGACCCGAAGAATTATTAGATGGAGACATTGAGGCTATTCTTATATTTTTAAGAAACACATCATTTGGTCCTGAATATAAATTAATGGTTACAGATCCACAAACAAATAGACCATTTGAAACATCAGTCTTTTTAGATGAGATGAACATTAAAAAAACAAAAGTATTACCAGATAACGATGGGACATTTACAACAACTCTACCTAAAAGTAAGGCGACTGTAAAAATAAAACCATTAACCATGAGAGACACTATTGAAATAGAATCTATATTAGATTCATATCCACAAGGAAGGGTATCACCAATTATTACTTTGAGATTAAACAAAATGATTGTTGATATTAATGGTAGTACAGACAGAGGAGATATTGCAAAATTTATTGAGACCATGCCAATTATGGACTCTAAACATATCAGGACATTCGTATTAGAAAACGAACCCAGATTAGATTTAACAAAAGAAGTAACCGCCCCGTCAGGAGAAAGAGTCAACGTGAACGTTGCCTTTGGGGTGGAATTTTTTCGGCCTTTCTTCTGAACATAGAGGATATATTTTAGAAGAATATATTTTTCTAGCAAAAATGTTACACATTTCCTATACGGACTTTTATCGTATGCCAACTTACGAAAGAAGATACATCATTGATAAATTAATTGAACAAAATAAAAAAACTTAAATGAAATATTTATCATTTAAGATATGATGTTTTTAAGCGACGGAAATACCGAAAATCAAGCCAATATTGTAAAGGGTTTAATTGATGCTGACGTAGCTGCAAGTTACGAGTCAGGCACCAAAATTGGTAAGGCCTTTTCACAGGGGGTTACAGATAATCTATTAAAAGGTAATATCGGTAGTATTGGGGCTTGGATAAGTGGTCAAACAGAAGCTTTATTTGCTCCTTCAGAAATATACAAAAGAACAAGAATTCTAGACGAACAATCAACACAAATTAGAAACTCCCTTGGTTTAGGAATCGAAAGAGGTAGAGAGTTTGAATTGATGGTTGCAGATAACGCTTCTAGATTCGCAGAACTAGGTATGGGGGTTACCGATGTTTCCAAAACATTTAATGCCCTTGCTGGAGAATACGAAACAACAGTTACAATTTCAAATGAACAACTTACAGAATTGGCGGCAACCGCTCGTGTTACCGGACAAAACGTAGGAACATTAGCAGAAAAGTTTAGAGATGTTGGTATTTCAATTGTTAACGTTGGAGACACCATGGAAGGAGTTGTTGAAATTGCCAGAAGTGCTGGTGTTTCAGTTGCTGCGGTTTCTGCTGGAGTTGTCTCTAACCTTGAAAAAATGAACATATATAATTTCGAAGGAGGAATTAAAGGTTTGGCAAAAATGTCGGCACAAGCAGCAAGACTTGGCGTGGACATGACAAAAATATTTACAATAGTTGATAAAGTCTTCAATCCGGAAGGGGCGATTGAACTAGCTGCAGGACTTCAAAGATTAGGAGTATCAGCTAACGCACTTCTTGATCCATTAAGATTAATGGACTTATCACAAAATGATCCTGCGGAGTTACAGAATCAAATTATAGAAATGTCCAAAGACTTTGTTAGGTTTAATAAAGAATTAGGTCAGTTCGAAATATTACCCGGTGAAAAAAGAAGGTTAAATGAAATAGGGAAAGAATTGGGATATGCTAATGGTGAGTTACAACAGATGGCTCTTCATGCCGCGGAATTTGATATGAAATTAAAACAAATTAAGTTCCCAGAGGGTATCGCATCTAAAGAGGATAGGGAGTTAATTGCTACTATGGCAACAATTAACAAAGAAGGAATTGCGGAAGTTAAGGTCAAACAAGTTGACGAACGTGGTAATTTTACTGGTGAATATGATATTGTTGAAGCATCACAGTTAACCGCAGAACAAATCACAAGTTTAAAAGAAGAACAAAAAGGTCAGGCTAAAACCATGGAAGAATTAGCCAGAGAACAACTTAATCAAACCGAAAGATTAAATGCCAAATTTGATCAATTTTTTAAAGCAATTGGTTATGGTATGAGTTCTAGTCAAACTGCAAAAGGTATTTATGATTTATCGACAACTAGTTTAAGAGAAGCTTTATTTAGAGATAAAGAAACGGATCCAGGATTAATCGGTGGAAGATATGTAAGTACCAGAACATATAGGGAGGGAACCGACGCTGTTGCTGGTGAAGTAAAAGAGTTCATTAAAGAAGCTCTTGAAAATTATGGGATTAGTGACTTTGGAGATATAATTAATAAAATAAAAGACATTGATTTTACATCAATGTTAGGAGGTTTATCTAATCTTGGAAATTTATCAAATTTTGATTTTTCTACAATTACCGATACGTTAGGTAATTTATTTAATAGTGGACTCGGAGGTTTAACAAATTTATTTGGAATGGGAGGATCTGAAACTGACCCACTTTCAAATTTCAACGCAAATACAGAGACATTTAATAATACAGTTCAAACTTTTACCAACCAAATAACGAACATTAAAGAAATGGGTAAAATAGAATTTAAACCATTAGAAATAAATGAAAACGTTAAAATTGATCTAAATGTTAAACTTGATCCAGATTCTAAAAATCAAGCACTAACAGAATTAATGTCAAGAGCGTTAACCGAATATTTTGAAGGTGGTAAAAATACAACAAATATTAATATGGTTCTTGACCAGCTTAATAAATTAAAAACAGGAAATGGTTTAATACCTGGTGGGGCTGGAGGAATGTACACGGCAAGTGCCCCAGGAAAACCAGAGTAAATAATGATTTATTTAATTTAAAAAATTCATATTTATCTATTTATTTATAACAAAAATAAATTTTAATGTCTGATACTACTTTATCATTTGATGCCAGTTCATCGTTCAGAAATTCTTTGATGAACAGAAATCTTCCACCTTATACAGTTACAGGTGCGTTTTCACCACCATCTGGTAATGTTAATTATGAAGTTTCACCATTAAATGATAGTTCAGTTATTGATTCACCAAATGATTTAATAGGTACAACGGTTTTAGCAAATCAACTTTACCCATTAAATGCTTATGGTCCAGATGGTGGTTACAATAATATAATATCTACTAATGGAGCACCACTACCGGTCGACTCCAACCAAGGAGAATATGGTCAAGACGATGCGGATGTAGTATTAGTAAATGAATTTTTTATTGATGCTGCATACATTAAAAATATTTATGGACCTGAAACTGGATATAAAGATTTATACATAGTAACTGATGTAATTCAAAATGCACAATACTTTGTTCCTTATTCTGACAATGAAGGTGTACCTTTAGTTTTTTTACCGTCAACTTATACACCATTTCAAATATTAATAGATGATAACCCACAAGGGTCGGTAGGTTTACTTTCACAGGATTCACAACTGGCTCAAAGAGGTGCGATCGCACTTCGAGATGAATTCAAAGCAAGAATTGCATTTGAGGAACAACAAATTATATCTAATGTATTTCAACTAGATAATTTACAAGATCCATTTGAAGCGTCATTAGTTGCCACCGGACAACAACCACTGATAGGAAAAAATTGGAAAATTACAGTTCCAGAAAATCCATTACTTTTGGCTGTTTCATTTGCAAATAGATTAACAGGAAGTTATTTTCCTGTATCACCAATACCAGGAGATTATTTTGATGAAAACCATCAAGTATTATCACCACAAACAGAAAACGCTCTTGGTGTTGTAAATAATTTGACCGGAGGATTACTTGGTCCAATACTTAACAAAACAAGAAATCCATCCGAAATTTTTATCGCAAATACCGGGTATGGTCAAAAGTCTGTTTTATTTAAAAGTTTAGATTACAACATTTATAGACCAAAATACAATAAAGGTTTATTACTTGGAGTAACCGAAGCAATCAATAACCTTTTAGGTAATAACACAACTCAAGGTGGAGGATATTATGTTGGTAGTGATCAGGCTGAACCATCAACAATAAACTCGCCAGATAATGAGATACCAGTTGATAGATTTGGTAAACAAACACAAGCACCTGTTTATGGTCCGTCTGAATTGGCTCAACTATATGAAGGTAATATTGATAAAATAAAATTTGGTTTAGCGGGTAAATCCTATACTAATTTAGGTGGAATTGCGGGACAATTTGTTTGGTTATCACCAAAGTATAAAGAAAACATAGGTTTTCATGTTAAACCAGGTGGAGACCCAGTACAACCACAAGATGCTGAATTTAATTCAGTTAAGGCGGAATTTAATCAAGATACAGATTCAACAGAGTTTGAGTTCAAACCTGGATCAATTTTAGATAACACACAAAAATTAATTGAATCCGCAGATAATGTAACGGGTGTAAGAAGATTACAACACGTTGGAAACGCTATTAACCAAGTTTCAAAAGTATTCAATGATGGATATAAGGAAATGACTAAAGGTTCCAGAGTTGTTGCTTATTATGATAGTGTTACAAATTCAGAAACAATTAGTATCGATGGTACTGAAGTAGGTGCGGAATATTGTAGAGTCTTTCAAAAAGACACTCCTTATCTTACTTATGGTGACTTACAAAAAACAGATGGTATAACTGAATCTGGTAGAAAGTTTAGTTATTCAATATTTGATAACACATATAATTTGAATATTGCACCACTACGAGGTGAAGAATCCACAAACATTAAGAATGGTAAAGTTAAAAAATATATGTTTTCACTTGAGAATCTTGCTTGGAGAACATCAAGTGAACCTGGTTATACATATGATGATTTACCAATTTGTGAAAAGGGACCAAATGGAGGTAGAATCATGTGGTTCCCACCTTATGATTTAAAATTCAATGATTCATCAACCGCATCATGGAACTCAACATCTTTCCTTGGCAGACCTGAACCTATCTATACATATAAAAATACAACAAGGACGGGAAGTTTGAACTGGACTGTAGTAGTTGACCATCCAGCGGCAATGAACACTATCATTGAAAAACAATTAGCAAATATGTCTCAAGAACAAGTAGATTCTATTATGGATTCTTTCTTTGCTGGTTGCGTGAAATATGATTTATATGATTTAGGACTTAAATTTAACCAACTTTCTATAAACGAACTATATACATATCAAGAACTATTACAAAATCCACAATTAACAAGAGAAGAAGAAGTTGATATACTTGGATCGATAAGTTATGCTCAAAATGCGTCGACCGGAGGTGCAAATACAATTGATGGGAATGCAAATTCAGGAACCGGAACTTCAGGTGGGAATAATGGAGCTGGAACACAAGAGACTAACACAACTAATAATTTGGACATAAATATTGGATCCGTTGAGTCAGAATTAAATTCGTATTTGGGTTTTGGTTTTTATTTTGACAATGACTACCCAATTGGTAAATCTTCTAATTTAACATCGGTACCAAGTCCATTCACTGACTGGTATTCTCAATATCTAGGTAGAAGGTCAACATATGAAGGAACATCAGCACCTATAGAAGTTGCTGTTGGATCAGAAAAATTTTCTAGTGCTGGTATAAGTAAATTTTTTGATGACGTAATAATTGGTAATTTTTCACAAATACAAAATGATTTTGTCCCTAAAGTACTTAAAAAGGCTTTGGTAGATTTAGAAGCAACAGTTACACTGGAATTGATAGGTTCCGCGTCGGCACCGGCAAAAGAAAATTACAACGTAAACTTATCTAAAAGAAGAAATAGTACTGTAGAAAATTGGTTGAATACACAAAAAATTGGTGACAAAACGGTAAAACAATGGAGGGATGAAGCTAAATTAATTATAACATTTAGACCTGATGGTGAGACAGCCGTTATACCAAAAACTGGAGATTTAGTTTCTTCAAAAGGGAACACGGAAGTTGAATCTGTAGATAAAGATTTCAATTTGGCTAGCCCAATTAATTGTACAACAGATATTAAAGACGTAAGTCTTAATAAAGTTACTAATAATTCACAATGGTATAGTATTCCGGCTATGGCATGTAGAAGAGTTGCTTTTGCAAAAATTAAATTATCAAACGCTAAAGAACCCAAGTGGAAATGTGGACCTAATAATGATGGTAAATGTATACAATCAAAAGATGGTACTTTTGCAAGTAAAAGTGAATGTGAAAATGCACCACCAGAACAAGGAGGATGTAAAAGAAATGAACAATTAAAAAACTTCAAATGTGTAACTCCAGGTCAACCTTGTCAAAAAGTTGCGGACGGAACTGGTGATTATACCACTCAAGAGGAGTGTGATAAAAACTGTGGACAGATATCTACAAAGTATGCATGTATTGATGGAAAGTGTGAGCAATCTGCGACAGGAGAATTTAAAACACTAGAAGATTGTATAAATTCTGGATGTACACCACCACCGAAACCACCAAGACAAAACGATGATGTTGATATTGATGTTAAAAAAAGAGTAAAAGAAGGAATCTCGAAAAAAATATTAAGAAAATTATTTTCTGAATGCGACTATTTTGAAGTAATTAAAATCACAAACCCTACGGTTTATGCATCATTAAAAGACAAAATTAAGTTTTTCAATCCGACTTTCCACTCAATGACACCTGAAGGTTTGAATGCTAGATTAACATTTTTGAATCAATGTGTAAGACCAGGACAAACAATACCAGTTATCGGACCAGACGGTAAACCGAAATATAACGATGCGAGAAATACCTCATTTGGTACACCACCAATTTTAGTATTGAGAATTGGAGATTTTTACCATACTAAAATAGTACCAAATCAATTGTCAATAACTTATGAACCATTATTATATGATATTAATCCGGAAGGTATCGGAGTCCAACCTATGTTGGCAAAAATTACCTTGGGATTTGATTTTATTGGTGGACATGGATTAGCCGGACCGGTAGCACAACTTCAAAACGCATTATCATTTAACTATTATGCTAATACAGAAATTTATGATGAAAGGGCGGTTGCAACAGAAAGTACAAAAGAAAGGGATGAAGGTATGGTTGCAAAAATTGTTGGTAAGGCTAATGTTGTACCGTCTAATAGTGCCGCAATAAATAACCAGGATGCTGGTGAAAAAGGAGGATCGACAATTGGAAATATATTAACGACAGAGTATTATAATGATGGAAAAATTATGACGGGTGAAACAGAATATACCGCAATATTTGAAGAACTTTCAACTAAAACAAATAATTATTTCACAACAATTTTTAATCAAATCAAAAAACTGTATGAAGTTACCAATTACCCAATATCTCAACTTGTTTTGGAAGATAGAAATTATAAAGAAGGTGTTTTAAATTATTACAAAAGCAGTTCTGATAAAATAGAAATTATTGGAAAACCATCTGATTATCAAGGTAGTATCGGAAAATTATTTAAACAGGCGTTAAAAGATGTGACCGACAAAAATAATCCTATATTAAAGGCAATTGAAGATAGTAATAATGAATGGTCAAAACAAACAAAACGTGATGTGGAAAATGTTTTGTTTGATATCATTTTGAATCAAGAGGCCGAAATGGATCAAGCGGTAACCGGAGCAATAAATGAAATAGTTAAATACCAAGAAGATTATATACAGACCTTTAAAGAGTTGGATTTAGTAATTAATAAAATTGATGGTTACAAAACGGACACCGGAGAATACCTTGTTTATAACACAGAATTAATACCCGGAGGGACTAATGTTTTTGAAAATATGATAAGGATCTATCCTAGTGAAACCGCAAGTGCTTTCACATTATATAACAAAAGTATACTAGAGAATAAAATATTAGACCCAAACAAAGCTTTAACAGATCAAGGACTTTCTTTCAACCCAACATGGGTTTTATTTTCTCAAGACACATATACTAGAAGATTTTATATGGTAATGTCACAAACATTTACAAACGATGATAAGTATAATGCATTTGTTGATAAATTATTAACAGAAAAAGTTAAAGGTAACACAGATCTTGTAAAACTAATTCAAGCAACGTGTGAAAAACTGAAATTTAACTTCAATGAGGAATATAAAAAAGAAAAAGAAATTTTCGACAAGTACGAAAAAACACCAGAATACGAAAAATTCAAAAAATATAAAATTGAAAAATTCGAAACAAAATTATACTACACAACAGAAGAAAATAGTAACACAAAAGATAACAGAAAATTACTTAAAGAAACGTATTCTACAATTAATACAAATAAAAATAAAAAAACCTTTAATGGTAAAGTAACATTCTTATAAAAATGGCACTTCAATATTACAATAGATATAATATGTTTTTAGAAAATGGAGTACAACAGGTCGTTCCTTATGTACAATTACCATTAAAACCATCAGATAAAAAATATATATTTAGATATGGTCAATCTAGGTTAGATAAAATATCTCAACAGTATTACGGGTCTCCTTTCTTTGGATGGTTAATTTTACAAGCAAACCCAGGATATACAGGTTTAGAATCTAACATTCCTGATGGGGCAGTATTGACAATTCCATTTCCTCTTTTAACTTCATTACAGGACTATAAAGGCGCTCTGGATAATCACTTCTTGTACTATGGTAAATAACTCTGAAAATATATTAGTTGAATTTGATTATCAAAACATATCAGTAATTGACCCGAACAAAGTAATTGCTGAAGATGGGACTATTAAAGAAAGATTGATCAAACATGAAGATCTAGTTTACTACGCAAATTTAGAATGTTCGGTAACGCCAAGAACAAAATTGGCACTAGGAGTTCCACAGAACACACAAATCCAAACTATATCGGTTGGAAAAATTAATTTCCTAAATCCAGGGTTTAAAGATTTCCTCGACACTGCAGATACTGATGAACTAACAGGTAAAAATACATTACAAGGCAAAGGTCAAAATCAACCAAGATTAGATCAAGTTAAATACGGAACTAAAGACAACGATTATTATATAAAACAAACTCTTACTTCATATGGAGATCCAGGATCTGTTGATAATGGTCTTTTGGGTTTAAATCAAATTAACATAAGTTATGGAACTGAATTTTTACCTGAAGTAAACATAACTATGGAAGACGTAAAAGGTCGGGCATTATTTGAAGCCGGAAACGATTCACCATATGCGGCCTTTTTTAATTTACCATATCCACTATTTCATTTAACAATAAAAGGTTATCTAGGGAAGGCAGTAAGAATACCATTAATGTTACAGACGTTCAACGCAAGTTTTGATCCATCAACTCATAATTTTAGAATACAATGTAAGTTTTACACCTACAAATATACGGTATTGGCGGATGTTACTTGGGGTCAAATTATGGCAGTCCCTCAAATGTATCGAATCAAAATTGATTCCGCAAATACACAAAGTACCAATTCTTCTAATAGTAGTACGAACACTTCTGTTAAATACAGTAGCGGTGGATACCAAAAAATGAAAGAATTGTATTCGGAGTATAAAGCTAAAGGATTAATTGATGAAACATTTCCAGAGATTACAATTTTAGAATTGAAAAAAAGATTAGGTCAACTAATCACAAACATAGAAAACAACTTTAGAAAAAAAAATCTAGATGTACTTAATGATTTAAAATTATATTCTGAAAAACTTGCGGACTTCTCTAAAGATGTTTACTTGGCATCATCAACAAGTGTTTGGTCAAGAAAATGGTTAGATTATGAAAATATATTCATTCAAAATAATACAGACAAAACGATATTATATAAGTTTAAGCCCGAGTTTAGCGATATCCAAAAACAAAACGAAGCGATAACCGAATTAGATGGTATTCTAAAAAAATACTTGAACGAGTTACAAGCAAACAAAGCGGTAGGAAAAGATTTGGGTAATATCCCAGTCAAGATTGAAACCTTTTTCAAAAAAGTAACATTAGGTGATATCAATATTGGAGAAACTTTATATAAAAGAACGGGAAAACAATTAGAAATCGGTTCCCAAGAATATGATACATCCAAAAAAACAATTCAAGAAGAAATAATAAACGGAAACAAATTAACAAATTACCCAGGATTATTATTTTTTACGGGACCAAATTCCTTCCAAGACCTTATTAAAAAGAATGATGAAAAGTTTATTGCCAAAAAACAAGAAATAGAGGAAGGGTTAACCAAACAAATAACAGAACAGTTTAAAGATAAAAATAATGGTTTGGGGTTTGAGCCAACTATTAAAAATATATTAGCAGTATTTTTTGCACAAGGAGAAGCCTTTTTAAGATTGATGGATGATGTTCACACAGTTGCGTGGACTTTAAGAGATGACGAAAATAGAAAAAGAGCGATTTTTGATTCAGGATCAACACAGAAAAGTGTTGATTACAAATACAATGAAACAAATCAAGTTATTTATCCATGGCCTCAACTTATTGTTGAAAATTTAATTGACGGTAAAGAAAAGTACGAATTAAAATATCCTGGTGATTATGTTTTGGCAAATAAAATAAATGCTTTTGTTCCTGAAATTTGGCCGGAAGTTCAGTTTGTTGAAGAATTTTTAAGAGGTTATGTCGAAAGAGAAAACCCACAATTTGACTTTGGAGATGCAAATAATGATTTAACTCAACCACAAAGATTCAGTTTCAACGCAATTGAATTTACAATTGGTAATGACGTTTATTCTAATACAGAAGAAGTAAAATTCTTTTATGAAATATATGAGAGAATGATTTTAAACTCTTATTATTCAAAATTCAACAGAAAATCAATCACAATAAATAACATACAAACTTCAGTTGTTGAGTCTGAAGTTACAAATATGATGACGGCATTAGGAACCAGTAATCCAATTCTATCTAAAAAAATTAAAGAATTGAATATTAATGCACCAGTTTACCAATCATATTTGAAACAAATATCAAATGACGGTAAAGGATCATCATGGAACAATTACGAAAGAGGTATTTTTAACACACCATATATTAAAAATGATACTAATGTTTCATATGCTTTATATAAGTCTGACATACTGCAAGATAATACATCAGTTCCTAAATTAGGTTTAGAAAATAACGCTCCCGTGGAATCATTCTTTGGTGGAGATATTATAAATGAAGAATATGACTTCACAGATTTATACCCACTAACAGATCTAAACTGGTGTAAAAATTATTTGGCAAATGGTAATTCCGTTCAGTCAAGTGTCGATACGTTCAAAACTAGTGACACTTTAAAATATAGAACAGATAACAAAGTTATAAGTAATAAAGATGATATTTCACCAATTTCAAATTTTAATTACAAAACTAAAACATTTGATCAAGTTTTAAATTTACAAAATTTAACAAGCTTTTATAAGGGAAGAATTATAGAAGAACAATATGCAACCGAAGGATCAATATTTTATGTGAATTATAGTGGTAATGTTTATAACGAACAGACAACATCAATATTCAACACACCATTCTTCGCAAATGCAATACAAGAAGGTATTCAAAACTTTAGGTATAATTTGGCTGATAAATCACCATATAAAGCAGCGGCTTACTTATTTTTGAATAGTTTACCACTCGCAACGTTAAAAGAAAAATATAAAAAATTAAACTCGGATAATTCTATAACCAATTTAAGTTATATATTACCATCATTTAAAAAGTTTGCAGCAATTCATAATTTACCATATTCGTGGGTTTTAAAATACGGATCTATATGGAATAGGTATAAGACATTCAAATCCACAGGAGTTGATTTTTTAGATTCGGTTTGGAAAAATACGGACTACTTGGATAACTATGATCCTAGTACACAATCACCCACAACAACATATCAAGTAATAGTTGATGGTCAAAATTATGATATTGTTTTAGATAAAAACACTCAAAATATATCGGCAAATCTCAATCAGATTACCACAGGATTTTACCCGAAACTTATTAATGACTTCAATGTGTTCTTTCAGGGTAAAAGTATCTTCAAACAAACAGGAACAATCACCGGAACTTATTTTGTTTCTGGAGATAAAGTAGAAATAGTTAACACATCTTCTAACTCTATAACACCAGGAACCGCTCTGTCCGGATCAACCTTGGCATTGAACACAATTATTGTTAGTCAAGTTTCCGGAACAACTGGAGGTTCTGGTTTATATATAACAACACCAATTCAAAATAATGCAAATACTGGTATTAAGAATTTTGTTGTTACAAACAAGGCAATCGGAGGGTATTCAAATCAAGACATTCAAAACGCTTTAAATACAAATTTCAAAATGGTTTTGAGTAATTCATCTGTAATTGTAAAACCTCAAGGATTTGATATTTTAAACCCAAATAGATCATTAACGGTTTATCCTTGGAGTTGTTATGTTTTATCCGACGACGGTCAATCCGCATTTGCATTACCATCATTGGGATCTAACGTTAATCAGGCAAGTCAAGAATGTTTCAATCAAGCTGGGACACAGACTATTAATTTACAAAATAATCCCGCATTACATAATGGTTCTGTTAGACTATTTTGGAAAGCACCACAATATGGATATTTTGATGTTAGTAAAATTACAAAACCAAAACCAGACGAATATACAAAACAAATTTTAAACAACACTGAATGGCAAGAAAATTATTCATTACACGGAGATTCAAGTAAATATTCTAAAATTGATGAGTTATTTACAACGTTCACTCCGGAAATTCTAGACCTTTTTGAAACTCACTTTTTAAACTTCAGTAAATCAATTTATGATTTTGAAAGTATTACAGTACCTAGAAAAGAAGATACCCAGATAGAACAAAGAAATGAAAATTTCCAAGCATTAATGAGAGAGATGTTTGTAATACCTAAACCATCTAATCTATCAGGATCTACATTAGTCACAAAAATAACTGAAGATCAAAAAACAAACATTCAAAAACTAATTGACGAGTTTATGAATTATAAGATTACTTTCAAGTACGGTAACCCTTCAAGTTTTGATAGAAAATTGTTTTACAGTTTTGCACCACAAAATATAGTAGATCCATACACATGGGAAACTTATGTTCAAAATAGTTTACCAACAAGCGGAGGTACTACGACTTTGGCGGTGTCAAAATCATCAAATCCACAAACTTGGGCATCTTTAGAAACATATGTAGGTTTTTCAGAAATACCACAATTAAAATATAGCGACAATGGTTCATATATAACAGATTTCTTTGTTGACATGAATATGAATTTTAATGAAAATAATGTTAAATTATTTGCACCTATAATTAAAATATATGCTCAAGCAAAGCTAACTGACCCAACAATGAATCAAGATAAGTTTTTCTCTGGAATGACAAGTTATAAAACTAGTAGTGATTCTTATATAAACTTAATTCTTGGTGATATAATCACAAAGGTTAAAGCGAAAATAGGTCCTATTAATGTTACCACTGAAAATCCTGGGGTAAAATATACAGAATTTGAAGGTGAACAAACCAGACTTGAGTTGTGGGAGACTTTAAAGGGAATTAATGATAAATGGATATCAGGAGGGGATTTCAAAACCAAAACTTTATTTGAGGACGTATTAACTGTTGATAGGGCTAGTAGAGATATAGGTCAAAAAATATATGTAGATATATTCAAAGCAAAGGACTTGATTGAATATATGGATTATAAAAATACAATGTTAGGTATTGTTGAAACAATATTTAGAGATAATAGATTTACATCATTTATACTCCCATCTTATGCTAATTTTTATAATGTACAAGACGCATCCAAAAACCCAACACCAAGACCTGAAGGAACTTTAGAATTTGCAAACACTTTGTTTGGGACATTTTTAAATGTTGATTATCGAGAAACCACAGCCAAATATTTGGCCGTTTATTCTTTTGTACCAAGTACACATTTGGCGATGAATGATAACATTGATTATAGATATAGAGATGATGCTTTTGATTTAAGAAGGGCATCTGACAACCCACTTTTAGAAAATCAAGAAGGAAAAACTAACTGGGATAAATCAAATAAAGTTGTTGGGTTTAACGTAGATTTTGGACCACAAAACCAGCAAATATTTAAAAGTCTTGATATTGCTCAAGACCCAGGAAAACCAACCGCGGAGTCTGAACAAATGTTAACTCAAATGGCCAACCTATATCGAAATAGATCTGGAGCATCACAAAGCGCTTCACTATATAACGTTTATAAAAACAGAAGTTATAAATGTACTATAGATATGATGGGTAACGCACTTATACAACCAACAATGTATTTTAATTTGAGAAATATACCTATGTTTGCTGGACCTTATATGATTACTCATGTCAGTCATAGAATTAGTGAGAATGGTTTTGATACGACTATTGAAGGTCAAAGACAACCTTTCTATAGTATTCCAGCAATTGATAACCTACTCCAATCTTTGACAACAAAAATATTAGAATCAATACAGGAAAGAATTGAAGAACAAGATAAGAAAATACAAGAACAAAATAATATATTGGCTCAAAAATCTGAAATAATTAATAGAGCCAATTCATCAAATATACAACCAACGGCCAATCAAAATTGTTCTGAAAATTTGGTTAAAGTTTTTGAATCATACACAAACAAAACTCCAGTTGAAACTAAAATTACTTTCGATAAGGCAATTGAGGTTATTAACGAACAAGTTGAAAAACAATCTTTAAGTTCACAAAACAAAGATAAATTATTTGATTTTATATTAGCAACTTTATCTATAGAAACTGGGTCCGGAATAACATTTAAATCTTATGACCATAATTATGCTAGTGTAACATTAGACATAAACCCTTGGGGTGACTCACAAACGTACTTTAATAAAAAGTACTTCTGTGCCGACAAGGGACAAAAGAAAAATGTTCCATACGCATCATTTGACTCGTTTGAAAAGTTTGTCGAATTCTTTATTTCTAAATTCAAAGCAAAAGTAATTGCAATTGGTAGTTACAAATATGACGACAATAGTTATAAAGAAAAGTTGGCAAAGGCAAACGTTCTATTATGGACATCTAATTTGGAAGATAAGGTGTGGGACGATTTGGCTCAAGCCGATAAGAAAAAATTAGAAGAAAAAGTTGAAAATGTAATAGGATATTTTGTTTCTAAATTCAAGAATCAATAATTTTTATTTATTATGATATATTTATATAAAAAAAACATATGAGCAATACTAAAATGATATTAGACAATTATCTTGGTAAAAACACAAGAGTTTCCGAAAAAGATATGGGTAATGGAACTAAAGAAGTTTGCGACCTAGATACTGGAGATTGTTATACAGTAAGAATGAGAGATGGATTGATTGAAAGAGTTGACAACACAATGAAAACATTCAAAAAAATTCAAGTAGAAACCAAATCTGGTATAAAAACATTATTAAATGGATAAAATGAATATTGATAAAAAAATATTAGAAGAGATTAAAAGATATAACTCTATTAATAAATACATTATGGAACAGGGTGAATTACCACCCCCACCACCAGGAGGAGACGCAGGATTGGAAGAACCATTACCTGGAGGACCACCAGCACCTGATGCAGGAGCACCACCAGCACCTGATGCAGGAGCACCACCAGCACCAACGGGAACAACAGAGATTGACGTTGAAAAAGATGATGATGTTGAAGAAATAGGAGGTGAAGAAGGCGGTGAAGAAGAAATTGATATTACAGATCTAGTTGATAGTCAAAAAAGTATGGGAGACAAACAAGACGAGTATTTTAATAATTTATTTTCACAACTTTCAAACCTAGAACAAAAACTTGGTGAAATGGATCAGTTGGTTAATAAGATCAACGATCTTGAAGCTAAATTTGATCAGTTTAGACCTAAAACTCCAGAAGAAAAACTTGAATTAAGAAGTTTGGATTCAGGACCATTTAAACAAAAACTTTCTGACTTTTTTGTTGACAAACAAGAAGAAATGAAACAAACTGGAAAAAATGAATATGTTCTTACCAGCGATGAGGTGGAAGAATACCAACCAGACCAAATCAAATCTTCTTTTAGTGACTATGACGACGATACTGAAGAAGTACAATTTTAATATTTAAGGTCTCAAATTGAGACCTTAAAATTTTTTGGCGACACTATTTGACTATAACTTTTTATACACTTATACTTAACACATAAACTTTTAATTTTTAATTACACATGGCGACAAACAATGTTTTAGATGCAGTTTTGGCTCAGTACGAAAGTTCAAAACAAAGTGGTTCTTCTTCCACTTCAAAAATGTCTCAAGAAGAAAGAATGAAAAAATATTTCGCAGCAATCCTTAAGGATAATGAAAAACAGGCACAGCGAAAAATCAGAATTTTACCAACAACAGATGGATCTTCTCCTTTTAAAGAAGTGTGGTTCCACGAAATTCTTGTTGATGGTAAATGGCAGAAGTTCTATGATCCAGGAAAAAATGACAATGAACGTTCACCTTTAAGTGAGGTTTACGAAGAGTTGATGTTAACTGGAAGAGATTCTGATAAAGAATTGGCAAAACAATACAAACCACGTAAGTTCTATATTGTTAAAGTTATTGATCGAAATAATGAACAGGATGGAGTTAAATTTTGGCGATTCAAACACAACTACAAACAAGAAGGTATTTTCGACAAAATTATTCCGATCTACAAAGCAAAAGGTGATATCGCAGATGCTGACAATGGAAGAGACTTAATTTTGGAACTTACCAAAGCAAAAACCCCAAAAGGAGCATTCTACACAGTTATTCAAACTGTTATGTATGATGACCCAACTCCAGTTTCTGATGATAAAGACCAAATGAATGAGTGGGTAAATGACGAACTAACATGGGAAGATGTTTATTCTAAAAAACCAACCGAGTACCTTGAAGCAATTGCAAGAGGTGAAACTCCACGATGGGACTCTGACGCTGGTAAATATGTTTATGGAGACTCAACTGAAGCTGAAATTTCTATGGGTGGAACTAAAACAAAAACTGAAACTAAAGTTGTTGACCCACAAGCAAACGACGAGGTTGATGAGGAGTTACCATTCTAATACTTAATAACCAATTCATAACCCCAGTTTAGGCTGGGGTTTTTATTATCATGATTTCCGTATTAACTTTAACATATCAAAGACATCATATTTTAGAAGAAGCGATTCATTCGTTTCTTTTACAATCCAATGAAAACAGTGAGATGGTGATTATCAATGATAGTCCAAATACTCATTATACTTTTAATCACCCACAAGTTAGAATATTTAACGTTCAAGAAAGATTTCCAAACATTTCAAAAAAACTTGAATTCGGTTTCAAACAGTGTAAATATGATTTTATTTATCGATTAGATGATGATGATTTATTAGCACAAGATGCTTTGAAAATGTCAGAACAATTTATCTTGGAAAATCCGGGGTATGAAATTTATAGACCAAAAAAACATTATTTCTTTTTACATAATAAATTTGAAAAAATAGATGGAAATGTTAATAATGGTAATGTTTACACAAAACAATATATAAATAGAATAAGTTTTCCAGATAGTTCATTTGGTGAAGATTTTGATATCACATATAAAACAAATGCTAGAATATATGAAAGTAACGGTAAACCCACAATGATTTATAGGTGGGGAATGTCAACATATCATGTATCTGGAATGGGAAATATAGATACCAAACTTATGTATGAAAAAGTGGATTCAATGACAAGACATAATACCGGGAACATTATTTTAAAACCAAACTTTCAAACCAATTATTATCAACAAATAATTGAAAAAACCACTTTATAAGTACAAATATATTGTCTATATTTAAATAAAAACATTATGAATACATTTATTGCTGAAAAGTTAAAAGAGGCTCTGGTAAAAAAATATGAGTCAGAAATTGCAGATGCTGAAGCAAGATTGTACGTTTATTTTACTAACCCAGTAGGTATCGGTGAACACCCACAACATACTGAAGAAATGGATAATTTAGTAGAACAACTAACAAACGCTAAAGACAAATTGGAAACAATTAATAATTTTAAAATCTACGAAATATAATGGCAATCAAAAAGAATGACTTTAGTTCGATTAAGAAAAAATTCTCTTCGGACGCAAAATATAAACCTCAAAGATTTTTTGATCTTGGACCAGATTTTTTGGATGCGGTTGGTTTACCAGGTCCTGCGGTAGGACACCTAAACATGTTATTAGGTCACTCCGATACTGGTAAAACTACAGCACTTATTAAAACTGCGGTAGACGCTCAAAAGAAAGGTATTCTTCCTGTGTTTATTATTACAGAACAAAAATGGTCTTTTGAACACTCAAAACTTATGGGGTTTGAATGTGAAGAAGTGGTTGACACTGAAACTGGTGAGTTAACTTGGGATGGTTTTTTCCTTTTTAACAATAACTTTGAATACATTGAACAAATCACTGATTACATTAATGAACTATTGGACGCACAAGAAAAAGGTGAATTAGATTATTCTCTTTGTATTATGTGGGATTCAGTGGGTTCTGTTCCTTGTAAAATGACTTACGAGGGTAAAGGAGGTAAACAACACAACGCAAGTGTTCTAGCCGACAAAATTGGTATGGGTATCAACCAACGTATTTCAGGATCTCGTAAAGCAGACTCTAAATATGAAAATACCTTAATCATTGTTAACCAACCTTGGGTTGAATTACCGGATAATCCATTTGGACAACCAAAAATTAAAGCAAAAGGTGGTGAAGCAATTTGGTTAAACTCTTCGTTGGTATTTTTGTTTGGTAATCAAAAAGGTGCTGGAACAACAAAGATCACCGCAACAAAAGACAAGAGAACTGTAAAGTTTGCTTCAAGAACAAAAGTGTCGGTTATGAAAAACCACATCAATGGTCTTGGTTTTGAAGACGGAAAGATTATTGTGACTCCACACGGATTTTTACCAGGCAAAGATCCATCAGAGGAAAAAGCATCAATAGAAAAGTATAAAAAAGAATATGCTGACTATTGGAAAGATATAATCGGAGTTGATGGTGACTTCGATTTGAAAGCAGAAAAAGAAGAAGTAGAGTAGTAACATTTTATAATCAAACAGTGTCAAAGACATTACTTGTTGACGGTAACAATTTATTGAAGATAGGATTCCATGGTGTACGGGAATTTTATCATAACGGTAGACATGTAGGAGGTGTTTGGCACTTTTTGAATACTTTACGTAAATTTTTGGAAGAGCAAAATTATCAAAAAGTTTTGGTTTGTTGGGATTCAAAAACCTCATCTTCACAAAGAAGATTAATTTATCCAAAATATAAATTGAATCGTAAACCATCAGAATCAGAATTAAAAGAAGAATCCTTTTTAGATCAGAAACAAAGAGTTAAACAATACCTCGAAGAGATGTTTGTAAGACAACTGGAGACAGAACACGCAGAAGCTGATGACTTAATTGCTCATTACTGTAAAGTCTCGTTAGACGAAGAAAAAACAATATTCTCAAGTGATAGAGATTTAACTCAATTAATTAGCGAAAAGGTTTCAATTTATTCACCATCAGCAAAACAATATTATAAGTTTGGGGATAATATTAAGTTACACGATATTGAAGTTCCACACTATAATATTAAAACCGTCAAAATTTTAACCGGTGATAGTTCCGATAATATCGATGGAATATTTTATCTAGGTGAAAAAACATTAATCAAATTATTTCCTGAATTGCTTGAACGAAAGTTAGATATCACCTATATTTTACAAAAAGGTGAAAATCTTCTTAAAGAAGAAAAAGGAAATACGGCAATTCAAAACCTTTTAAGTGGAAAAACAAAAGAAGGTATTTTTGGTGATGAATTTTTTGTAATTAACCAAAAACTTGTAGACTTGGATAACCCACTTTTAAATGACGAGGAAAAAGAATTAGTTCAACAATACTACTCTGAATCGATGGATCCCGATGGAAGAGGACATAGAAACTTAATTCGAATGATGATGGAGGACGGATTTTTTAAATATCTACCAAAAGGAGATGATGCATGGGTTAATTTCTTGAAGCCCTTTTTAAAACTTTCAAGAAAAGAAAAAACAAATTTTAGAAACAAACAAAGAAAAAAGTAAATTATGAGAGAACAAGAAACAACAAAAGTGGAGTTTTTGTTAATGTGTAATGAAAACATCGTTGTACAACGGTATTTCAATGTGAAGGGATTTAATAAAAATTCTATTCAATCTGAAGAACTTTATAATTACGTTCGACAATTTTGTAATGAATTACAGTATGATCTTAAAATGAGAACTGTGGTTTACATGATTGACAATCAGTATGAAATTAGTGAGAATCCGGAAGTGTTAAACACATCAAATACGGATGGTCAAGAAAATTTTATGCTATTTATTAAGACTGCAGATATGACAATATGTCAGAGAATGTTCGACGCCAAACTATACCCGCCAAAGGTCAGATATACCGTAGACCTACGCCCACGACTGAAAAAGGTATTAGGTGAGTTGACTGACATTTTTTCAGGGAAAAAATTTAATTATTTTAAACCAAATTTTATCTAAAGTTAGTACTATTTATCAATACTAAACGATAAAAAAACTATGGCGACGAACAAAAATTTTGACTATTTAGGAAACAATTTCCAAGTACAATTACTCAATCAAATTATTTTAGACAAAGAGTTTTCACACTCAATTCTTGACGTTATCGAGAGTAATTATTTTGAAAACAAATACTTCAGAATAATCATCCAGATGATTAAAGAGTACTATGTAAAGTACGATCACACACCATCTTTTGAAACACTTGAACAAGTTGCAAAATCCGAGTTACAACAGGAGTTTGCAGTTAAGGTAGTCCTTGATACAATTAAGAAAATCAAGGATGCACCTATCGACGGAGCGGATTTTGTACAAGAAAAGGCATTAAAATTCTGTAAACAACAAGAACTACAGAAGGTAATGGTAAAGGCTCAAAAGATCATAGATGGTGGTGAATTTGAAAGTTATGACACACTTGAAGAATTGGTAAGAGACGCACTACTTGTGGGTAACAAAGACACTTCAATGATGGACGTGTTTTCAAATTTAGATCAAGTACTTGAAGAAGACTACAGACACCCAATTCCAATGGGAATACCAGGAATTGACAGACTACTTAAAGGTGGTTTGGCGAAGGGTGAAATTGGTGTTATATTAGCACCAACAGGTGTGGGTAAATCTACGGTACTCACCAAGATTTCAAACCACGCTTTTAACCTTGGATTTAATGTTCTTCAAGTATTCTTTGAAGACAACCCGAAGGTAATTCAACGTAAACATTTTACATTATGGACTAAAATACACCCTGACGAATTGTCAGAAAAAAAAGAGGAAGTAATGCAAAAAGTACAAGAAATCAAAACAACAATGCCAAACGAGTTGATTTTGAAAAAATTACCTTCTGACACCAAAACCATGTTACAAATCAAAAACGAAATCAGAAAAATGATTGCTGATGGGGTTAAAATTGACATGGTGGTATTAGACTATATTGATTGTATTGTTCCAGACAAAAATCTTGGGGACGAATGGAAAAGTGAAGGTAGTGTTATGAGAGGATTTGAAGCAATGTGTCACGAATTAAATATTGTAGGTTGGACCGCAACTCAAGGTAACCGGTCATCAATTTCATCTGAAGTTGTAACAACTGATCAAATGGGTGGGTCAATCAAAAAGGCTCAAGTTGGACACGTAATTATATCAATAGCAAAAACACTACAACAAAAAGAACTCAAGTTGGCAACAATAGCGATTACAAAGTCTAGAATTGGTGATGACGGAATAGTGTTTGAAAACTGTAAATTTGATAACTCAATGATTGACATTGATACAGAATCAACAACAACATTCCTAGGTCTTGAAGATCAAAAAGAAGAAAGACAAAGACAAAGAGTAAAAGAATTACTTGAAAAAAGAAAAGAAAGAGAAAAACAATCCTAAAAAAGTTGAATATTAAAATAATAATAATTAAATTTGTAAACTATGAATATCTCACAAAAAATATTAAGCGACATCACGGTGTATATGAAATACGCCAAATTTGTTCCCGATTTGAATAGACGGGAAACATGGGAAGAATTGGTGACAAGAAACAAAGAAATGCACCAAAAGAAATACCCCCACATTAAAGACGAAATCGAAGAAGTATACAAAATGGTATATGATAAAAAAATTCTTCCTTCGATGAGGTCACTACAGTTTGGTGGAAAACCAATTGAAATTTCACCAAACAGAATCTACAACTGTGCTTATCTACCGATCGATCATCAAGACGCATTTTCAGAAACAATGTTCTTGTTGTTAGGTGGAACAGGGGTAGGATTTTCAGTACAAAAACATCACGTTGAAAAACTTCCAGAGATTAAAAGACCAAATCCAAGTAGAACAAGAAGATACTTGATTGGTGATAGTATCGAAGGATGGGCCGACGCAATTAAAGTATTAGTAGAATCTTATTTTGGTGTTAAATCATCAACACCAGTATTTGATTTTTCTGATATTCGTCAAAAAGGAGCGTTACTTGTAACATCAGGTGGAAAAGCACCGGGACCTCAACCACTAAAAGATTGTATTCACAATATTACTAAAGTGTTTGAAAACAAAAATGATGGAGAAAAGTTAACACCAATTGAAACTCATGATATTGTTTGTCATATTGCAGATGCGGTATTGGCAGGTGGTATTAGAAGAGCGGCCCTTATATCATTGTTTTCCGCTGATGATGATGAAATGATTTCTTGTAAATCAGGAAGCTGGTGGGAAAAGAACCCACAAAGAGGTAGAGCAAACAACTCGGCAGTTCTTCTTCGTCACAAAGTAACTAAAGAATACTTTATGGATCTTTGGAAACGAATTGAATTGTCTGGAGCTGGGGAACCAGGTATCTACTTGTCAAATGACAAAGACTGGGGAACTAACCCTTGTTGTGAAATCGGTCTTCGTCCGTATCAATTCTGTAACCTGTGTGAGGTTAACGCTTCTGACATCGAATCTCAAGAAGATTTTGAAAAAAGAGTTAAAGGAGCCGCGTTTATCGGGACTCTCCAAGCCGGATACACAGATTTCCATTACCTTCGCGATGTATGGAAAAGAACGACAGAAAAGGACGCTCTTATCGGAGTTGGTATGACGGGAATTGGTTCTGGTGTTGTATTAGGTTATGACATGAAAGCTGGAGCACAAGCCGTAAAAGACGAGAACGAAAGAGTTGCTGGACTTATTGGAATCAATAAAGCAGCAAGAACAACAACGGTAAAACCATCGGGTACATCATCATTAGTGTTGGGAACATCTTCAGGTATTCACGCATGGCATAATGATTTTTATTTAAGAAGAATTCGTGTTGGTAAAAACGAAGCAATCTATTCTTACTTGGCAATCAACCATCCTGAATTAGTTGAAGACGAATATTTCCGTCCACATGACACGGCAGTAATCACAATCCCACAAAAAGCGCCAGAAGGATCAATTCTTCGATATGAATCAGTTTTTCAAATGTTGGACCGTGTGAAAAAAGTATCACAAGAGTGGGTTCGTTCAGGACACAGAAGTGGTCAAAATTCACACAACGTTTCAGCAACAGTTTCAATCAAAGAAGATGAATGGGAATTGGTAGGTGAATGGATGTGGAATAACAGAAAATTCTATAATGGACTTTCAGTATTACCTTATTCGAACCACACTTACAAACAAGCACCTTTTGAGGATTGTACACAAGAAGATTTTGAAAGATTAGTTAAGACATTAACAAATGTTAACCTAACTAAAGTCATCGAACTTCAAGATAATACTAACTTAAGCGGTGAAGCCGCTTGTGCCGGTGGAGCATGTGAAATTGTGTGATTATAAATAATTATTACCGAATAGTGAATTGATCATATTTTTTCACTATTCGGTATATTTATTAGTATGGGAAAAAAGGGTAACACAAAATATTTTGGATTGTTCCAAAAAGACCAAAGATTTGGTAAATATAAAGTTATTGATGGTAATGTAATAATAGACAAAGAAGCTAAAGTTGCTTGTATTTGTGATTGTGGAATAATAAATAACGTTGCTTGTTATACATTATTAAAAGGTACAAGTAAAGGTTGTAAAGTATGTACCCAGTCAAGACCTAAAGAATTAAATCCGGCTTGGAAAGGTTACGGAAGAATACCTGGTAAAAAGTTGTCAAGAATTATAAAAGGGGCTAAAAATAGAGATATACCCATCAATATTGATATAAAATTTTTATCAGAAATATATGAAAAACAAAATGGTAAATGTTATTATACTAATTTACCAATCAACTTTGACGAAGGATCTGCATCGTTAGAAAGGATCGATAGTAATATTGGTTATGAAGAAACAAATGTTGTTTGGGTTCATAAAAATGTTAACATAATGAAAAGAGATTTGTCGTATGAAGAATTTTACAATATATGTAAATTAATCGTTGAAAATAAAAAATGAAATTAAAATGACAGTAAACGCATCAAAAGATTGGATACAACAGTTATATGTTCGGGAGACAACTAAAAAGTCTCCTGAGCCTGACTTTTATAAAGATGATTTGGGAAATATTGTAATGACCGAATCATATCATATTAAAAGGGGAAGTTGTTGCGGATCAAGATGTAGACATTGTCCCTATGAACCACAATATCAAAAAGGAAACAAAGAATTACAAAAATCACTACTTCGGTAGTGATTTTTTATTTATATAAAAATCCAAAATAATATATTTATTTTATATGGCAAATGGATTCACATATGGTATTAACTTTCCGTTTTATGATTCTGAAGATGGTAGATATCTTTATGCGACTCAAACTACATCATCAGAAATAAGAAGTAATCTAGTTCACTTACTTTTAACAAAAAAAGGAACCAGATATTTTTTACCAGATTTCGGTACCAGACTTTACGAATATATTTTCGAACCACTTGACGGACCAACCTTTTCAGAAATAGAAACTGAAATAAGAGATAGTGTTGGTGAATATTTACCGGGTATATTAATAACAAACATTGAAATTAAACCTGCAACCGCGAATTACGAAGATCCGGGAGCAACTTATATAACACCAGATGGCTCAAGAGAATATAGAGTTCCAGGACTAGCGGAAAAAGAATACACCGCTAAAGTAAGAATTGATTATAAAATCACTTCAGGGGCTTTAGATTCAAGTGATTTCGTAATCTTAAATATTTAATAACAAATGGCAGAAAAAAAAATATCATATACAACCAGAGATTTTCAGGGGATTAGAACTGAACTTATTAATTTTACAAGACAGTATTATCCAGATTTAGTCCAAAACTTTAATGATGCTGGTATATTTTCAGTTTTGATGGATATCAACGCTGCGGTAACTGATAACCTACAATTTCACATAGACAGAAGTATCCAAGAAACCGTTTTGCAATTTGCACAACAAAGATCATCAATTTATAATATAGCAAGAACATATGGTTTAAAAATACCAGGACAAAGACCATCAGTGGCTCTGGTAGATTTTTCCATAACTGTTCCAGCTTTTGGAGATAAGGAAGATTTAAGATATTGTGGAATATTAAGAAGAGGTGCTCAAGTTAACGGTGGTGGACAACCATTTGAAACGGTTTATGATATTGATTTTTCATCTGCAATAAATTCAGAAGGATTCCCAAATAGATTAAAAACACCAAATTTTGATTCATCCGGAAAATTGTTGAATTATACAATCACTAAAAGAGAAGTGGTTGTAAACGGAAGTACAAAAGTTTTCAAAAGAGTAATCACAGCAAATGACGTGAAACCATTTTTTGAGATGTTTTTACCGGAAAAAAATGTTTTAGGTATAACTAGTGTTTTGATTAAAGAAGGAACACAATATACCACAGTACCCCAACCTCAAGAATTTTTAGGTTTGGAAAACAGATGGTATGAAGTAAAAGCCCTTATGGAAGACAGGGTATTTGTCGAAGACCCAACAAAAGTATCTGATAATCCAGGTGTTAAAGTTGGAAAATACATAATGACTAATAACAAGTTTATAACCGAATATACACCAGAAGGATTTTTCAAAATGACATTTGGTGGTGGTAATACATCTGCAGAAGAACAACTTCGAGAATTTACAAGAGATGGTTACGGGTTTAATCTTTCCAAATACTCAAATAATTTAACACTTGGAAGTGCATTAAGACCAAATACAACTATGTTTGTACAATATAGAGTTGGTGGTGGACAATCGAGTAATTTAGGTATTGGCGTTATTAATCAAATAGGAATTGTATCATTTGCGGTAAACGGACCATCAGAGAGTGTTAATAGAACTGTTATCAATTCATTAAGATGTAACAACTTAACCGCAGCAATTGGAGGAGCCAATCCACCAACAACAGAAGAAGTGAGACAAATGGTGTCCTTTAATTTTGCGGCACAAAACAGAGCAGTTACAATTAATGATTATGAATCGATCATAAGAACAATGCCATCACAATTTGGAGCCCCAGGTAAAGTAAGTATTACAGAAGAGAACAATAAAATTAAAATCAAATTATTATCATATGATAATGATGGTAAACTAACCGAAATATCTTCAAACACACTTAAAACAAATATTGCTAATTACTTATCAAACTACAGAATGATTAATGATTACATTTCAGTTGAAAGTGCAAATGTTATTGATCTTTCGGTAACTGTTGATGTTGTTTTAGACTCAACACAAAATCAAGGTTCATTGGTTACAAAGGTAATTGAAATAATCACAAATTATTTTTCACCAAGCAACCGTCAGTTAGGTGAAAATGTTTATGTTTCAGAAATTAGAAAACAAATACAACAATTAGACGGAGTTATAAGTATTTCTGATATGTTATTTTTTAATAACGTTGGGGGTCAATATTCATCATCTCAAACTTCTCAAAAATATTCCGACCCACAGACAAGACAAATCGAATTAGTAGCCGATACAATATTTGCAGAACCAACACAAACTTATCAAGTTAGGTTCCCAAATAAAGATATTAATGTGAGAGTATTGAACTTCAAAACCGTTAACTTTTTCTGATAATTTATTTTTCTAAAATTCTTATTATTTTTTGAAAATAGGAAATAAACTATTTATCAAAAAAATCTATTAATGCCAAAATCACAAAGAATAAGAACACAAGTGGGTGTTGATAAAGCAATCAAAGTTAACTTACAACAAGACTTTGAAGGTATCAACATACTATCTTTAAAAATATTACAACAAGATATATACACAAGACAATGTTCTGATTATGGTGTTGTTGTTGGAAGAGTTTTTGTAAACGGTGGTTTTGGATTACCAAATGCAAAAGTTTCGGTTTTTTTACCAATCACACCACAAGACTCAACAAACCCAATAATAACTGAATTATACCCTTACACGTCAATTTCTGACACAACAGAAGAAGGTTATAGATATAACTTACTGTCCAAAGAACCATCATATGTTGGTCACAACGCTACCGGATCATTTCCAACAAAAGAAGAAACACTTTTAGACCAAAGTTATATTGAAGTTTATGACAAATACTATAAGTTCACGACAAAAACAAATGAAAGTGGAGACTTCATGATTTTTGGAGTTCCAATAGGAACTCAAACAATCTTTATGGATGTTGATTTATCTGATATTGGTTGTTTTTCTTTTACACCACAAGATTTGATACAAGCCGGTATGGCAACAGAGTCACAAGTTGACGGAAATCAGTTCAAAACCTCATCAAATCTAAATGAGTTACCACAAGTAAAAAGTCTCACAAAGATTGTAGAGATTTCACCATTGTGGGGTGAGGAAGATATTTGTCAATTAGGTATAACAAGAGTTGATTTTGACTTAACAAAAGAATCGAATATTAAAATTGAACCCAAGGCGATTCTTATGGGGTCAATTATGTCAAATGCAGATGATGATGCGATAAGAGCAAAATCATGTAAACCAAAAAATAATACAGGAAATTTATGTGAAATGGTTGCCGGTCCAGGACAAGTTTTGGCAATAAGACAAACAATTAACCTGGACGACCAAGGACTTCCAATTCTGGAACAATATAAGTTTGAACAAGATGGTAAACTTATCGACGGAGATGGATCATATGTGATTAATATACCTATGAACATGGATTATGTTTACACAAATGAATTTGGTGAACCAGCAATTTCTTTGGATCCAAAAGTCGGTATACCCACAAAAGGAAAATATAGATTAAAGTTTAAATGGAATAATGAAGGAGGACTTCAAAACGAGGTTCAAAGAGCAAACTTTTTAGTCCCAAATATAAAAGAACATGGATGGACTACCTCGAACAGTGATCCATTAATTAATGCGCCAATAGCACCGCCAAGCGTTACTATTAATTTCCCGGTTGGAACATTATCAGTTTCTTATTTGGTGACACCACTTATAGGAAACGGTGGGTTTCATTTATCAAATACACAAAATGTCAGTTCTATATTAATATCAATTAATTCACAACCATATTTTGGTGATATAAGTTTAATTCCGATTAACGTTGGTGATATAATACAAATTACAATCACTAAAACAGATCCAAATCAACCATCACAGATTGAATACAATTTTTATGGTCAGGACTATTTTGACCTACTTCGTTCATATAGTTTTAGTTTAGATTGGGACGATTATGTTGATCCCCAATCGGCGATTGATTGTGAAGACACGTTTTATGAATACCATTATAATAAGGTTTACACAACAGCATTGTTTATCGATAGATATAAAAATGGTAGAGGGAGAGCAAAACATTTAGGTATTAAGGAAATTGATAACAGGACTTGTAAATCTAATGTAAATACGTTTCCAGTTAATGATATCATAAGAAACTTTGATGCACAATTTTTCACATTCAATTTATTAATTAATATATTATCCATACCACTTTTAGTTATATTATTTGTTGCACATTTTGTTGCACTTATGTGGCCAATTTTAAAATTTGTATTAATTTATTTAGGAATATTGTTATTAAGATTATCAATTGAATTTTGTAGAGATACCATATCAGAAACAGCACACCAAATAAATGAAATTTCTGGTATAATAAGTGCAGGTGCGGGGTTTGTTGTGAATGTAACAAATATTTTAGAAATAATTCGATTAATATTTCTTTTGATTTACTATGCATTAAAATGTGCGTTTTTTGTTGCCTTGTCTTTAACATTTCTAGCAGCATCAATTTTTGCCGCCTTGAGGATAACCGGATTTCCAAGGATAGGACTACCTATGATTACTTATCCAGATTGCGCATCATGCGATTGTGATTGTGGAAATGCAACATTATCTGATGATTTTGATGAGAACTCGATAAATCAAAATATTGCAGACGCACAAGAAGGTGTTGGAGGTACAATTGGAGGTATGCCAACATCGGCCA